AACCACTAGAGGGTGTAAATTTAAAACTGTGAACAATCTAACAAAAAAAATGTTATATGAAGATAAGGGTGGAAAGAACCTACATCTAGAACATATAGAAGATGAGATACTTAACTATGGTATTGATGGTGGTCGTGCATCTATAAACTTTATTCAATCATTAAGAAATATGTTTTCTGGTGAAAGTCGTTCATCTATTAATATGACAGTTAAGTGGGATGGTGCCCCTGCAATCTTTGCTGGTATAGACCCAGAAGATGGTAAGTTTTTTGTAGGGAAGAAATCAGTATTTAATGTAGAACCACAATTATATAAAACAAATGCAGACATAGATGAATATACATCTGGTGATTTAAACGATAAATTTAAAGTTGCATTAGAGGAGTTTCCAAAATTAGGTATCAAAGGAGTTTTACAAGGTGACTTAATGTTTACTGATAAAACAATAACTCACATGGGTGGTAAGAAGTATTATACATTCCAACCAAACACTATTGTTTATATGGCAGATGTTGATTCAGAATTAGGAGAACAAATAAAAAACGCAAAGATTGGTGTCGTTTGGCATACAACTTATACAGGGAAAGAATTACAAAGTATGAAAGCTTCTTTTGGAGTAAACATATCAGGTCTTAATAATGTATCTAGTGTGTGGCAAGATGACGCAACATATAAAGATGTATCAGGTAGTGCAACATTCACACAGACAGAAACAGATGCTATTACTGCTGAATTATCTACTGCTGGTAAAACATTTAGAACTATCAATGCAAATTTATTGAAAAAATTTTTAAATTTACAAGATAGTTTTACAGGTGCATTAGTTGGAGCAGGATTAAAGACATATAATAATCTTAAAGTAAGAGCTGGTAAACCAATTACAAATCCAAAGGCACATGCTAATGGTTATGTTAAACATGTAGTAATGAAATTACAAGAAATGATTGACAAATCAAAAAGTGATAAAGGAAAAGCTAAGTATAAAAATTTACAAAGAGAATATAAAAGAGAAGTAATGAAACATACTAACAATTTATCAAATATAATAGCTTTTCAAAATGCGATTGTAAATGCTAAAATGTTAGTAGTTAAAAAATTAAATAAAGTTAAAAGTATTGGAACATTTATTAAAACAGCCAATGGGTTTAAAGCAACAAACCCAGAAGGGTATGTTGCAATAGATAGAGTATCAGGTAATGCTGTAAAATTAGTAGATAGAATGGAGTTTAGTTTTAATAACTTTACTGCCGTCAAAGCATGGGATAAGTAAAATGAAAAAATTTAAAGAACATTTAGAAGAAAAAGCAACAGATAAATTTGGTGGAATCTATGAACCTAACGGAATTAAGGATATCAAAACATATGAAAATCCAAATATTAATATAACTGGTATGGCAACATATGATTTAAAAACTATGACAAATTTAATAACAAAGAAACTTTTAGAACTAACAAGAGAGGCAAAAATGTTAGAAAAAGATTATAATAAAGATGCCAAGTTTATGAAATATAATTCATATGGAAGTATGCATAAAAAAATAACAGAAAATTTAAATTACTTTACAGGAGTTATGGCTGATTTTGAAACTCAAATGACAACACCAGCAATGAAAGCAAAAGGAACTAAATTAGGGTCTAAAAAATATAAATGAAGAAATTAAACTTAACTGAAGCTCCTAAAACAGTTGCATTCACTTTTGGTAGATTTAATCCACCAACGACTGGTCATGAGAAACTATGTGATGCTGTAAAGAAAGCAAATCCTAGTGATTATAAAATCTTTGCTTCTAAATCACAGAATCCTAAAAAAGACCCACTACAATATGCAAAGAAAATTGCATATATGAAAAAGTCATTTCCTAAACATAAAAGAAATATTATAGTATCAAAGTCTAGAAACATATTTGAAATACTAGTAGAACTAAACAGTTATGAAAATCTTATTATGGTTGTAGGTTCTGATAGAGTTGCAGAATTTGAAAAAATAATTAACGAATACAATGGTGTTAAAGCAAGACATGGATTCTATGAATATAAAACAGTACAAGTATTAAGTGCTGGAGAAAGGGACCCAGATGCTGAAGGTATAGAAGGTATGTCTGCATCTAAAATGAGAGCAGCTGCAGCCGATAGTGATTTTGATTCATTTAAATTAGGAACACCACTTAGAGATACAGATGCTAAAAAATTATATTTTGATGTTCGTAAATCTATGGGTGTTAAAGAAGAATTAGATTTAACTGATTATGAAGTAATAAGAGATTTATATCTTTCAGAGCAGATTTGGAATGTAGGTGAATTAATCAAAGTAAAAGGTAAAGATGATAATACATATCCAACATGGGAAATTATTCGTAAAGGTACAAACTATGTGGCTGTTATAGATGAGAATTATGATACAAGAAAAATATGGCTACATGATATTGATATAGATGATGTTGCTTCTAGATTAGATGGTTCTAGAGTATATCCTAAAAGTCATACTACAAAAGAAGAAGTATCAGATGAATTATTAGATAAGATAGAAAAAGCTGTAGATAAAGATATTGATAAATTAGAAAAACAATTTAAAGAAGGTGGGGCAGGTTCGGGACCACAAGGTGATGATAGAGGTCAGTATAATACTGATGGTCATGTAGTCACTAAAGTTGTGACAGATAAGAAACCAAGTAGAGTTAGAAAAATAGTACAAGGTACTAAAGATAAACTTAATGATATTAAAAAGAAATTAGGTCAAGAAAAAGAAGAAACAAAAGAAATGTTATCTATCTATAAAAAATCTATGAAAGCTGCACTAAATCCAAGTAAACATGGTAAACCATCACCAGAAGAAGTTAAGAAGGCAAATAATCAATTTAAAGATGTATTAAAAGGAGTTGGTATGGGGGCACTTTCAGCTTTACCTATACCAGGTACAGCTCTTGTATTACCAACGATAGTAAGAGTAGTTAAAAAGAAAACAGGTATCAATCTCTTACCAAGTTCATTTGATGTAAAAGAAGAATTAGAACTAGATGAAAATATCTATACAAAGTCATTACAAAAAGCATCAGATGATTTTAAAAGAAGAAGTGATGATTTTTCACAAGCAGGTTCAAAAACTTCCTATTCTGTTAAATTTGCATATTTAGCAGGACTAATGAAAACAAAAAATCTTACATCATTAAAAAGAGATTTAAAAGGATTTATATCAAAAAATCACAATATAAAAGATATTATTGTAAAAACATTATCACAATATCTAAAACCTTATGAAGTTAAATCTCTTACAGAAGAATCAGATATAGAAGATAAGGATATTATAATTGAAGCATCAGTTAAATCTGGTATTCCATATGATATATTAAGGAAAGTATATAATGATGAAAAATTAACAAAAGAAGAAATTGATATGATAAAAGAATATTGGTTAATTGGAACACCAGAATATGATGAATATCTAAAGAAATTAACACCAGGTGAGAACCTTAATCAATGCAGTAAAAATTTCAAAAAATCTCTGCTCAAGTTGATGTAATAAATGAAAGGATAAAAATTATGAGTATTTTAAAGCAAATTAATAAAACAAAAAAAGTTAAATCTAACAAATACACCCCTATCTCTGAAGGTGGTTTGGGATTATCTAATAAAAAAGTTGATGAGTTAAAAAGAGTTGAGAGTGATATTAGAAAGGCGAAAGAAAATTTATTAGCAAAATATTGGTACGACAAGTATGAAGAATTGGTTAAGGAAGTTTCTTATGAAAGAAAGTTAGATAGACAGAATTTAAATGAACTTGATGAGAAGATGCACGATATAAATGAAGACCTTATTAATGAAGTTGATGAGTTAAAAATGAATGACCCTTTAACCCCATTAGAGCAAAAGTTTGTAACATTTGATAAATTAAGTGCACATTATTCCACCATGGTCACTAGACTTCAACAACAAATTGAAACTATTGGTGGCGGTGGTATTGGTGATTTAGTAGATGACCCATCACCTCAATTTGGTGGTGATTTAGATTTAAATTCAAATGATATTACTGGTACAGGTAATATTACTCATACAGGAAATTTAACTACAACAGGAAATGCCGCAATTACTGGCACACTTGGTGTTGAGGGAGTAACAACATTTTCTGATGAAGATGTAATTTTTACAGGTAATAATACTAATATGAGATGGGACCACTCTACAAGTGATTTAATTTTATTTAATGATACTAGATTAGAATTTGGAAGTAATAAAGATTTTGAGATATGGCATGGAGGCACTCATACCTTTATGAAAAATAGTGGTGGTGATTTAAGAATTCGTGGTGATGTAATCAAACTTGCAAGAGAAGATAGTAGCGAGAGATATATTGAATGTAATGTTAATAACGCTGTACAAATATTTCATAATGGTACTGAAAGAATTACCACTTCTAGTACAGGAGTTACTGTTGGAGGCAATATAGTTATTTCTGATGATGGTAATATTGGTAGTTCAAGTGATACAGATGCCATAGCAATTGCCGCTGACGGAACAACAACATTTTCTAGTGATGTTGTTGTAAGTGATGATTTGTTAGTGACACAAAGAATCAGGCATGTTGGCGATACTGATACCTATATTGATTTTTCTGATGACGCAATAGAATTATATGCTGGTGGTAAAGGTATACTCACAGTTACAGAAGCATCTGTTGATTCAGTTGTAATCAATGATGGTGGTAATAATTGCGATACTCGTATTGAAGGACTAAATGATGAGAACTTACTTTTTGTTGATGGCAGCACTGATAGGGTCGGTATCGGCACTGATTCACCTAGTAAACTATTTCATGTAGATGGTGATGCAAAAGTAGGGTCATCACAATCAGCTGGAGTGATACTAACATCACCTGATGGTACAGAATATAGACTTATTGTTGCCAATGGTGGTACTTTAAGTACCTCTGCCGTATAACTATGAATTATAAAAACTACTAAATACTACTAGGATAAGACTATGAAAGCAAAAAACATATTACAACAAGTAAGAGAAAGAGAACTTACTGATAAAGAACTGAAAAGACGCGAAGAAATCGCTGACGATTTACCTGACGCTGAATTTAAGAAAAGATACGGTGCTGCTTGGAAAGGTATTAAGATGGCTACTGCCACTAATATGGCCAAGAAAGAAGAAGTTAAACCTTCTGAAAAAGAATTTAAACCTCATATGATGTATGACCCAGAAACAGGTAAAGGTTATAAGGCAGATAGTTATGATGACCATTTAAGAATGAAGAAGATGGGATATACTCATGAAAAACCTCAAGAGGAAGATATATCAGAATTAATCAATTACAGTAGACAATTAAAAGACCCAAAGAAAGAAGTTATGGTTATGCATAAAAAAGATGGTAGAGCTTTTGTGGTTGATAGAAAAGATGAACCAAAATGGTTGAAACAAGGATATATTAGAGTGGAACAAAGAGAAGAAATGATAGAAAGTAAAATGGGTGCATTCTTTTTAGATATGCAAATAGATGCTCAAGAGATGAGTGAAAGAGATTTCATTAAGAAGTATAGTAATCAAATGGGTATGAATGCAAATGAACTTAAAAGATTACATAAAGAATTTAATGAAGAATTTGTTTCAGAAAGAAATAAGTTTAAAACACAAAAGGATATAGCATTTCGTAAGAATTTTACAAAGAAAGATTTTAAAGACAACGAAAAAGTAAACAATCATAGTGAAAATGCATATCAACTTGCTCATGCATTCGGTTCAGCTGAAGAAATAAAAAGAATGGAACAGATTTTAAAATTTATAGACCAAAGAGGTTATATAGATAAAATCTCATATCAGTACCAACTAAAAATAACAAAAAAATACTTTTCTAAATTAAAAGAAGAAAATCTAAAAGAAGAAAATCTACAAGAAGGTATGAATGCTGATACTGCTAAGGCTATTTTAAAAATGAGAGAAAAAGATAAGTTTGAAATTTTTAGTGGTGATTATGTACCAATGATATATTTAAGTAATGCTGATAGAAAGGCACTTAAAGATGCTGGACATGCAATGACTAGAGATATACCTAAACCAAATTTTGGTACAACTGTGACTAGTATTTTAAATGTGGCAAATGGTTCTTCAAGAAACACAGACCAAGCTGGTATGTATGATACTGAAACAGATGACATGAAAGGAAAAAATCCTGCAGTTATTAATATGAAAAAATCCTTTAAAAAAATAGGATATCCTAAGACTGTGGGTGATTTAGTTAAGATGACTGGTCTTAGATTAAATAGTAATGACCCTTCAAAAAATGAGGAAGTAAATCCTATGGTAAAAGCAACTGCACTTGCAACAAAAGTATGGGCAGAAAGAAAAAACATAGACCCAGCAGATATAGATGTTAAGGCAACAGATGCTGATAGAAAGGCAGCTGATAAGAATATCATCATTCAATTAAGAAGAGCACAAGATATGAGTGGAAAGGCTGATGTCACATTCTTAGATAACCCAAGAAAAAAGGTACAAATAGATATAAGGATTATAAATAAAGCGTTGGACATGTTCGATAAAATGAGACCCAACGATAAAGCAAAAATGCAATCAATAATTAGTAAGTCGTATAGAGGTTTACTTGATATAGTCAAAAGAGGACGCGTATGAAATATTTAAATACAAAAGAAGGTAGTCTTGAAGAATCAATCTCTAAGACTATGAGTGGTAAACCAGATTCATCATCACAACCTGTTGAATCAAAAGAAAAAGACAATTTAGTAGAATCTACTGCAAAAGAATTAGAAGAAGCAGGTGGAAAATATCTAAAGTATTCTGATTTACTTTTACAAAAAGGAAGAATGATGGCAAAAAATCAAAATACTGCCATGATTGATAGAGAACTTGATAAAGAGAAAAAGAAATTAGGTATAAAAGAATCGGTTGATACTAAACTTGAAGAAATGGCTTTAGTCATGACTGAAGCAGAAGGTGATAAAGAGAAATATCAAAAATTCTTTAGAGCTGCACTTGACAAATTTGGTGTAGATAGTCCTGCTGATTTAGAAGGTGCACAGAAGAAAAAATTCTTTAACTATGTGGATAAAAACTACAAAGGTGACCATGAAGAATCAGTTGATTTAGAAGAAGCTGATGCTAAATACATCACAGATAAAGACCAAGGTGATAGAGATTTACAAAAACTTATAAAAAAACATAAATTAACAATTAAAACACTTCAAAAAAATGTAAACCCTGGTTATGATGAAGTTGAAATTTCTGGTGATAAAAGAGAAATGGAAAAATTTCTAAAAATTACTGGTGAAGATGACTTTGTTAAATTTAATCCAAGAACAAAAACATTTGAAAATACTATAAAAGAATATATTAAACACGATGGTATTAGAAGAAGGGTTAAAGAAGGTGATGGTCGTAGAAAAGAAAATAAACTAAATGAAAAAGATTTAGACAAGAATGTTGATGAAACTCTAGATAGAATTAGAGAAGCAAATGTTGAAAAAGGAAAAAATATGAGAAGTATCCTTGCTGACATTTGGAAAGTCAATGAAGGTAAATCACCATTTGATAATAAGAAAGAAGAGCAGGAAGATAAACCGTTAAAGAAAACTTTAACAGGTAAGAAAACTACTAAAGTTGAAATTGAACCTGAAATAAAATAATGAAAAATATAAGGGAACTTCTTAAGGTAAATGAAGAACCTTTACCAAGACTATATTGTGATATGGACCAAGTCCTTGTAGCATTTCTAGATGGTACAAGAAAAATAACTGGTCAAGACTTTCAGAAGATGAATAGAGATACCCGTTGGAAGACAATAGGTAATGTTAAAGGATTTTGGGAGAACTTGGAATGGATGCCAGGTGCGAAAAGACTGTATCAAAGAATATCCAAATATGACCCCTACATTTTATCAGCTCATACTGATAAAGATGTTCGTTCTAAAGGGGGTAAATTCAAGTGGGTATTGAAGAATACTAGGATTCCGAAATCACATATAATAGTGACAAAAAGGGCCCTAAAACAGTCATACGCCACCCATAATGGAGAAGCTTCAGTTTTGATAGATGATTACATCAAAAACATAAAAGAATGGGAAAATAAGGGGGGTATCGGAATACATCATACTGATGTCAGTAAGACACTCAAAGAACTTACGAATTTAGGGTACAAATAATTATAAATACACATAACAAGGATTTATTAAGAAAAAATATATATTTTAGGAGTAATTAAAATGGCACTATGGGGAAAATCAACAACTGCCGAAGGTAGACCAAAATGGTTACCAGTAGATTCAAATGCATCGGGTTGCTCAGGTGCTAGAGAACATGCTATCGTTCAACCTGGAGGTTGGGCACTCGCATCTGGTCTTGCTGCTTCGGGTAATGACAACAAGGCTGCTGACCCAGAATTATTAGTTTGTATAAGCAACTTATCTAATGTTTTTGGAAACGCAAATATTTTAAGTATAGACTTTTCAAGTGGAGAGTATGCTGATGCTGCTACATTTGATGTTACATTAACATTTGATGAAGAAATCACAGTCACATCTGCTGCATATACAGCTAACCAAACAATAACAAACAAAATGTACTTGTTATTATCAAGACTTGGAGCAACTGATATGGCAGAGGACAATACTATCGGAGCTCAGTATTATTCTGGTTCTGGTACTAACCAAATAACATTCAGAGGCGTATTACAAGCTGCCGCTGCTGGTTATATTGGATGGTCTAATACAATGGTTAACTTTAACGGTACAGCTGCTGCTATTGATAATGATAGTCACGATATTCGTACGGCTAGATTAAATGGAACAGATAGTTCATCAACTAATGCAAATGACAGAATCATATTAAATGGTACAAATGGTACATCTGCAAATGCTGGTGATGGTCTGATGTTAGAACAAATAGATATCACACTTGAAGGTGTTGATTCTGAAACTGATGTCCGTTCTGAAACTAAATCTGGTGATGAAGAAGTGGTAGAAGTTTTATTAGAAGCTGGCTCACAAGAAACTGGTTCAGATAAACTTGCGTTAAACGCAACAGATAGTTCAGCTACTGATGCTAACGATAATATCAAAATGGAAGATTACACAAGTAATATTGCTTGTTTAACACAATCAGGCTCTAGTACAGGTACTGGTTTAATATTTAATGGTGTAACTACTACATAAACTGTTATAAATAGTTAAAAAATTGGAGTATATTATGGCTGATATTGATTTACAGAATTTAGAAGATAAAATTAAAGTTCTAGATGAAGACTTACAGAAGGTTAGTGACCTACTTGTAGAACTAGAACGAAAGAAAGTAAACGCACTTGCGACTATGAATGCCTTACAAGGAGCAAAGTCACAGTGCGTAACTTTAATAAAAGAATTACATAATGATGAAGACCAGGCTAAATCTGCGTCTAGTGATGACAGCTAAATACTGTCAGTAACATTCCCCTAATACATATGGGGTTTATATAAACCGAGCTTTCGGGCTCATAAACGGAGAAGCCAAATGGCAGATAAGAAAATAACAGCACTGACTGATTTATCAACAGGTGTTGCTGGTGCTGACTTACTTCATGTTGTAGATGACCCAACAGGTACACCTATTAACAAGAAAGTTTCAGTCACAAACTTTATCAACAACCTACCATCGTTTATCGGTTTCAGTAACTCAACAGAAGATATATCTTCTGCTACTCAAACTGCTATCTCAGTTGCAACAGCTATTACATTCCTTGAAACAACAGGAACTAATGCTGCTACAACACTTGCTGATGGTACAATAACTGGTCAAATCAAAATAATCGTACATGACACAGCTGGAGGTACATCTGAATGTACACCTGCTGATGTTCTAGGTTTTGTTGATATGGACTTCGTAACTGTTGGTGATACAGCTACACTTATGTGGACAGGTACTAAATGGGTATGCTTAGCATCTCATGCGGCGGCTGCTGATACAGGTGTATGTGAGGTGACATCTACTGACTAATAATCGGTAATTTGTCGCATCATAACAGTGCACAAAGGTTTGGGGGGGTTTATCCCCCCCAGATTTTAAAAAAGGAAAGAATTATGAAAACATTTAAAAATTATTTAAACGAAGCTAGTGGATTCGCAACAGGCCCAGTTGGTGAAAATCCTAACAATTTAGCTGGTGAGGTCACAGATACATTAGGGTCAGATATGTTTAGTCCCTCGAATTTAAAAAGAGTGAATGCTATCATAGGTTCTATTGCTAACATGGAATACTTAATACCTGAACATGCTGTTGAGAGATTAAGGAATTCATTAACAAAAATAAATTTAACATTTCCTAAAGTACCTACAATGGAAGGTAAGAGTGGTTCTTTTGATTTACCATTAACACTATTTGGTGGAAGATATGGTAAAACAGGTGAAGAAGCACCTGGTGAAGTCACAAATGATGACGGAATCTCACATAGGGTTGAAGGTGGATTATCACTTAAATTATCTTATGAAATGATGCCAGAAAATAGTTCTTGTAGGATTTTCGCAAAGATTGAGTAATTAATAATGTATGAAAAGATAACACCTCAAAATGTTATCATGTACGCAATTAAAAATTACGACAACCCACAATGCGAAGGTGAAAAAGAATTTGAGGATGATTTAAAAAGATTTAAGTATGTAAAAAGACTTCTTAGAAGATACTATGATACTGGTGTTTTAAAGGAAAGACTTTTATTAAATCATCTTATTGTCTTAAATAATGTATTCAGTACAGAAGCTGCAACTACATTATTACTCTATAAAATCCAATCAAACTACTGGCCCGCACTAAAGTCATTTTTAGTATTCCTAAATACTATTACAGAAGATGAATTAACAGAAATAGAATTAGATAACAAAGTTTTAGAGGTATTAAAAAAAGTATAATGGGTAGAGCAATAGACTTATTTGTAACATATAGATTTCTTAAACTATTAACAACACCGTTTAAGAAAACAGATGCTTATAAATTAGGAATTATAAATGATAAAGGTCATAGAATTTTGAAAAAAAATTCTGATAAACCTGAAGTAGAGTTAAATTCTTCTCAACAACAAGGTGCATATACAATACTACATAAACTAGTATTCAATATTAAGAAATTATTCAACAAAGTACCTGGTTTAAGGTCTAAAGTTGGTACATATGCAGCTGCATTATTCCTATTAAAAGATACATTCAAAGAATCTGTTGATGACCCAGATATGTTTGAAAGAGAGTTTATTAAGTTTCTAAAGGAAAATAAGATAGAATTTGATAATGAGATATCAGAAGAAGTGATAGGATTTGGAGAGGTTTTACCAAAAGGAAACTATGTGCTAGTTAATGATATACTAAATAAAGAAGATGAAGAAATATCTGCTACGAAAGGAGATTTGGTTATGACTTTTGAAGACCAATCACCAGTAGATACAATACTTGGAGTAGATATATTCCCTGTAATACACATTGCATCAAACGAAAAAATATTTGTATCACTAGAAGATATTAAGGAAGAATAAAAATGACAGCTAAATGGAAACAAATTGAATCTTATTATGATAGTAAATCTATTCATGAAAGTAGATTTAATATTAACAAAAAACAAGCACAGATGATTCTTGACTTAAAAAGAGATGAACTCAAAAAAATGAGATTTCTTGCTATGTTAGATATCGACAAAGATGAAGTTAAACAATTAGCAAAGAAAGACCCATCTATTGTCAGAGCAATAGGAAGACAAGGTGGAAGTTTTAGAACATCAATGGTAAGAAAGAGAGCAAATGAAGAAATAGATATGAGTGAAAGTAGGCTTGATGTTAAAAAGTTTGTAGAATTTTTAAAGAAAAAAGGTTTTAGAGATGTAGATAAATTTGTTGCACAAGGAAAAAAACTAAAATTAAAAGATGAAGATTTAACAGATTATATAGCCAAAGAACTTAATAAATTACCTAATCCATTTGTATCAGATATTAAAAAAAGATTTGTGGCAGGTGAAAACGAATTAGAAGAAGCAATTAAGATTAATTATGTTCTTGTTGATACCTCTAGAAATGATAAAGTTATTGCTATGAGTTCTGATGAACAAGGTGTAGAGGATTCTATGAGGACAGCAACCCTACCACCATTGAAAGTAAAAAATAAATCTTCTTTAAAAATTGTTAAATTAAAAAGACCTAAAGGTGATAATATGGCAGGTAAATTAATAGGAGAACCTCTAAAATCATGGGGTGAAGAAGTAGAACTAGAAGAAGCAACTTTCAGTCCAGCTATGGTTGATAAACTTAGAAAAGCATATGGCCCGATGAAAGGTAAAAAAATTGCACCTCAAATTCTAATGAAAATATTTGATAAATTTGATAAGAATAAAGATGCTTTAATTCAATTATATAAAGCAGACATACCTTTTGTTAGTACAATGGCAATGTCAAGACTTATGATAAAACATAAGATGAAAGCTCCAGAAATTAATAAACTTAGAGAAGATGCACCAACAAATGCGGTGGCACATGGGGGAGTAGATATGAATCCAACAGGTTTAGCTAAAAAGAAGAAAAAATTATATGATGGTAGAACAAAAGAATATAAATTACATAGAAGAAATTTAGAAGCACAAAGAGATAAAAGAATTAAAAGACTTAAAGCACAAAAAGATACTATATGTGGAAGTTTTAGAGAAAATTTAGATATTTACACAGTAAAAGAAGATAATATGGATATGCTTAGAGATATAGTTAAAAGAAAATCTGCTCAAGGTATAAAACTTGGAGATGGTAAGAAAGTAACAGTAGATATGCAAACTGCAAATGCTATATTATCTGCCATTGATAAAGTAAAACCAGCAACAAAACCAAAAATGATGACAATCGTTAATAAAGGTAATAGTAGACAATTTTTACAACTTGTTAAGTTAGTATTTGGAAAATAATCATGAAAACTTTCAGAATGTTTACAGAAGACTATGTAAACTCATATTCATTACATAGAACAAGTACAGGCCCAGGTATAAACTCATATGTACCTACTGCTGATTTGAATTTAAAAGCAGGTGTACAAAAAAAAGTAATTAAAAGAGGAAAAGTAAAAATGGGTGGTAAATACGATACTAAAGAAGGTACATTTAAAGGTAGTATGACTGATGTTATAGATGTAGTATTACAAGATATATCTCAACTACTTTATAAAGAATTAAATAGTGGTAAATTAACTACTTTTAACAAGATTGCTGGACTTGTAAAACAAAAGGCTTCTCTAGAGAAGTCACCTAGTGGCACAAGTAAAGTAATATTAAAACGCTAACATGAAAGGAGGTTATTTATGTTTAGTTTAATCATAGATACAATAAAAGAGAAACTAGGTGAGTTATCATCTTGGTCTGGTGGAGCTTTTATTGGAACGGGAGTATTGATTTTAATTGGTAGTCCCTTACTAGGTATGATAGCATATGGTGCTATTATATACGGTGCATATTTAATAATTAAATCAGGTTAATAACTTATGTTCGGTAGTGTCAGAGCGGTAATTATGGTTGTAGTGTTTATAGGTATCTCGGGTATCTTCGCTTATGTCATGAAACTTCGTTCTGACAATGCCATCCTAGAAGCAAATCAAATTAAATTAGAAATGTCAATCGAATCACAAAAAAAAGTGATTCAAAAACAAAAAGAAGATTTTAGTAAAATTCTTGCGGCAAACAAGAAGATGAATACTCTTGTCAATAATTTACAAAAAGATATTGACGCATTAGATAAAAGATTTAACAAGGGTGCAAGAGATTTTGGTAAACTTGCAAATGAGAAACCAAAACTTGTAGAAAAATTAATTAACAGAGGTAGTGATAGAGCAGGAAGATGTATTGAAATTGCTGGTGGTTCACCTTTAACAGAAAAGGAAATCAAAGCAACAAAGAAAAGTGAAATTAATACAGAATGTCCGTCTATAGCTAATCCAAATTATGAACCTTATTAGTGGAATATTACTTGCTGGTATTTTAACATTGTCTGGTTGTAGTTCAATCAAACAGTTAGATATTTTTAGTTTAGATTTTGAAAGAGAACCTCTTGCATTAGAAAAACCAACAATTCAAGAGTTAGAAAAATTAAAATGGATTATTATTACATCAGAAAATGCTGATGAAGTATTTAAAAAAATGAAAGAACAAGGACTTGACCCAGTCATATTTGGATTAAGTGATAATGATTTTAAATTACTTGCAAAAAACTTTGCACAAATTAGAGCTCATATGATGAAACTCAATGTTATGATAGATGAATATAAGAATTACTACGAATCAGATATTATAAATAATGATAAAGAAAAACAAGAGGAAAAAAAATAATGGGTTCTTTTAACGGATATTTAGATGCAAAGTTCATTCCACCAAGAAATTGGTCATTGGATGCACCACTCAAATTTAAATCAGCAACTCTTACTAATGAAGAAAGAGAAATGTTAGTAGAGTGTGGTATTCAAGTCACAAAAACAACAAGAACAATTACAGTACCAAAAGGATATGTCACAGACTTGGCTTCAGTTCCTAGAATCTGTTGGTCGTTTATCGCACCATTTGATGTAGCAAGAGCAGCTGTAGTTCATGATATCATGTATGAAAAAATAAATGGAGCATTTAAAAAAGGAATTATAGAATCCAAAAAAGAGAGAGAAGTATACAGAAGAATAGCTGACCATATGTTTTTAGAAGGTATGGAATCAGCTGAACCACCTGTATCAAAATGGAAAATAAAATCTGCATACTACGCAGTCAGAATGTTTGGTCGTTGG